AATTAATAATTCTTTTCTATTAACAACAAACCAAGAAGTTTCTCTTTCAAAAACTATAAAATCTGCTTTACCTTTTACCCATCCATCTTTACCAGAAATATTTGTTCCCTCAACCCAAATAGAATCCATAATAATTGTATCTGTTGAATATTTTAATTTTCCAGAACTTTTAATATCAAACTTATATTTATTATTATTTATTATTGGCAATATTCCACATACATCCCAATGATCATAAATATCTTGTTGCTTGGTAGGGTATGAAATATCAATTAAATGTTTTTCAGAAAATCTTTTTTCCGCATCTTTACCATATTTAAAACAATAATCAAAATATTGTTTCAACTTACATCAACTTCTTTTATTTGCCAACGATTGTTTTGTTTATATGTACCCCACACAAGTATCTTCCATCCTGCCTTGCGTACATACTTAACTGATTCGCTATCAGCTATTTTTTTTATTCTTGCCCCCATGTTACTCTTTGATGTGACCTGCACCGCTACTACTTGACCTGCTTCAGTTATAGCAAGGATGTCAATAAACGTAAAGAGGTCTTTGCGAACACCTGCGTGGAAGTTAAATGTTTCCACTATCTGAACTAGTGGGTAATTTTCCTTCTTCATCTTTGCTAGTGCTACTTGTGTTGGTGACATTGCCATCAAATTGTCCTTCGTGTGGTTTTTGTTTAAAAATAGTATCCCAGCGATCTACTAACTCTTGCTCAGATATTAATAATGGCCTTCTTCCAGAACCCTTACCCATCATTATCCTCCATGATATGAACTTTAATATATTTATATGCAGCTTCAATAGCTACAAATGGAATTAAAAATGGCACTAACATAAATCCAGTAATTCCTACAATAAATCTAAGCATTTAATCTCCACAGAAACAAGGTATAGTTTCGTCATTAAATAATTCATTTTGAGAACCTTGAAACTTCATTAGTTCTGCATAACTAGGCCTATCTTTTCTAAATGTATTTCCTGTTCCTTTAACATATCCTTCTTTTTCATCAAACAAACTTTCCATTTTTACCCACCATACAGCTCTTTCAGGTTTTTGTTGAATAAGAGATACAATTTTAGGAAGTGATTTTAAAAAACATAAATCACAATTACCACCTATAGTTTCACCATCAATTACAGGCAGTTCTAAATCAAAATCTTGTTCAGACCAAAATTTAAATATGTCTTGTTTAGTAATGCCAGCAGTATATAACGGTACTTTTTCTCTTGGTTGTTTTGCAGCTCTACGTTCTTCATCTGCACGAATACCAATAAAGTCTGAATTTTCTGTTTCATGATGTTCCCATCCAAGACTTTTAACAAACTTATGAATAGTTCTAATTTTAAGAATACCTGTACACCATCTTTGAGCTGGGTTTGGTAATTTTTTATAATAATTAATAACAGCTTCAAATGGCTCACCATTACGACTAGCATTATTAAAGTTTACAACTTTAAATTTAGGTTCTTCTGGTATATATTCTACCCAGTCAATATTAACATTCCATTTATCAGAACAGTCTTTAATAAACTTTAAGGTAGCTTCATCTTCTTTACCAGTATTTGCAAACACAACTCTTGCATCATCTGGAAGTTTTCCATTATGGGCTTCAAGAACTTTCCATAACATATAAGCAGACGTTCTGCCACCACTAAAGCTAATAACCGTTGGCTCTATAATTTTAAATGGATCAGACATTACTTTACCTCCAAATGTCCGTTGTCAAATAACCAACCAATTGTTTTACGGTGAGCATCTTCCCACATTTCAACTTTTTCTTCTCTACTTAACTTTCCACTATCAATCATGAAATGATGATGATAGCATAAATATGCCACCCTATAATCATATGATTTCATGGACATTGACTTACCATCTCTTGATTGATTTGAATGTGCAGCAACAACTGTTCCGTCACTTGATCCACATAGCACACATGGAGCATCTCTAGCAAGGTTAAGTATTTTTTTATTTCTGTAATTCATTAAAATGAAATCCTAATTCAATTGCAAATCGTTGAATGTCATGAATGTATTCTGCAAACTGATCAACATTTAAAGACGTAGTACTCTTTATAGCATAGATTTCAGAACCTGCAACTGTTTTTTTTTCTGAAAGATATTTAAAACGAAACATATCATGCAGCTCTTCTTCAGAATATCCTGTGTAGTCACCAAGTTCTTTTAGTATTGCCCAATATAAATCGTTCTGAGAATTAGAACGTTTGCTCTTAAATTTAGAACATTCTAAATCACCGTTCAAATCAAAGTTATGTCCATTAATTTTTTCTATAACCATGTCCTTGTTGTATTTCGTTATCCTCATATTTTTTGCTCCAGTTAATAGATTTATAAACCATTCCATTTTTTAATGTTACCTTCCATTCAGTAGGTGATAAAAGTTTTCCTTCTTCATCAATATCAAAGTGCTTAAACCACTCAGTAGTTTTATAGTTCATATAGGTTTGTCCCTATATCGTAGTGACTTTGGTTGAAACCATAATGGTACAGATCCTTCCCATTCAAAATGCCTTTGCTTATTCACAGCCATAAATCCATCTGGAACAATCTTTGCATCTTCTTCAGAAAGTTTACCTTCCATTATGTCTTTTTCTTTTTTCTTATTACGGTATACCGAAACACAATTATCCGCAAGGTTAGTTATTGTCGCTGAACCTGCCACGTCAAACTTACTAGGTGTGTGCGTGGTTTCGTCTACTGTTTTTCTGCTGTGTGCGATGAGGTGAATGTGGACATTTAAATCTCGTGCAGCAATACAAAGCTGGTCAACAAATTTCTTTTGGCCATTATAATCATCTTCGTTAATAGAACACTTCATAAGACTGTCCACTACAAAATGTTGAATGCCTAATTGCTCTGCACCATAATAGATAACTGATAATACTGCTGTAGAATTTGTGCTGCCTAACTGGTCGTACAAAAATAACTTCCCAGTTGCATCTGTGCAAAACTTAGTTATCGCTGTTTCAGTAGGTTCGCTAGTACCTACTGACTGACGAATATATCTGGCCAATGTACTTCTACATGACATCTCAAAAGAACAGATCATAACCTTGTAGTTCTCAATAAGTTTAAGCGTTACATAGCTAAGAAGCATACTCTTGCCATGACCGCTATAACCAGACCAAATAGTTGTTTCACCTAAACGTAATCTGAAATTTTCTGCTTTATCAAACGGAAGATACGCACCGCTTTGTACCTCGCCAGAGAAGTATCCAATAGTAGATTCAATAAAAGTATCTGGACTCTTAATTTTACGGTATTCATCGCTATCCCTTCTAAAAAAATAGTTCTTAATCTTATCCTCATCAACAATGAGGTTCTGTACTTTTTCTTCTAATGACATAAGTCGTAGGCCTTTCTCAATCTTTGTGATGCCACCATTAATCTATCATGATCTTCTAGCGGTAGCTTTTTCCCATTAGCAATATCTATTGCGGCCAGAGCTACAAGTAATGTTTCATTAGAGATAGATTTTAAAACAGAATACGGATTAAAAGGTTTTGATACTGGCTTAAAGTCACCAATACGCTGAGGCACAATATCATCAAAAGTTAATCCAACAGCACCAAGTATATCATTGGCTGCACATCCTGCAAAGCAATTAATAAGAATTCTACCATCTGGCATTTCTTTTACCCCTAGCGATGCTGTTCTATCGTCATGGGCTGGGCAGATACATTGGTATTCGTCCTTGCCAGACTTGTAAGATTTTTCAAAGTGACCAATAAATTCATAGATGTTCATTCTATATCCTTTATAAAGGTTATCTTCTTATCTTCTCTCTTCTCATATCCTATCTTCTCTTCTTCTCTCTTCTTCTCTCTAGCATACTCCGTATACTCACCGTATATAGAATCAGCTGAGTCGGCCTCAAACCAAGAGTTTAGAGTGATTAGCATATTCTGGACAAACTCTTTATCCTTGTGTAATCTAAAGCATAGTTTTTTAAGATCTGGAAGTTGACCATTCTTTTCTGAAGCCAAGCACCAAAGTTCAAAAAGTGTGGCCTTCTGATCTGAACTTAACTCGTGCCAGTCTGGGTCATTAATGATGTCCCTACCGTAAACCTTGAACCAAACCATAGATGTTTTATTCTTGAAATGCTGAAATTTACTCCAATTGCGTATTCTCATAAATCCTCCGTTATAGTGAGAAAATGGACGTTAGCACAATTTTAAATGATTTGCAAACTATTTCAGTATAAATATTATATAAATATTATATAAATAGTTCTTGACATATTTTACCAATTCTATAATATGGCTATATCAACATTAACAACGGAGCAACAAATGGAAACAATAGCAGTATTAAAAAGCTACATAGACAATTTAAAACATCATGACTGGAGCTATAACTTTTCAGATGATCACCAAGCATGGATGTCTGGAAGTCAGTCACTAAGCAAATTAAAAGAAGCTCAACCAATAGTTGACCCAAACTTTGAAATATGGAATACAATAGCACCAGACCAGTTTAAGGATGGTAAATAATGAATAGGTTTTATAGAATTGTTCTTAACACAAGATTGCAAAAAAAGTTTACACAAAAGTTTTATGTTGGGGTAAAATGGTTTGTAATCATATTTTGGAGTTACTTTATTTATGAATTCATTAGATAAAATTATTGCGGAATTGAAGGCGGCCACAGCAGAACTAAAAGCCGATAATGACAAAGCGGAGAAAAAAGAAAATGGACGATATACAGTTTTACCAGCAGTACCAGCAACAAGAGCAGGAACAATTAGAACAACAAAAACAAACGGAGGCAAGTGATGTCAATAGCTAAACAAGGTGTAGTAAATATTAAGGGTAAGGATTATAAAACAGTTGCTTTGCGTGTAGCAGAGTTTCGTGAAAAATATCCTAACTATTTCTTAACAACAGAGATTGTAAAAATTGATGATGATTAATGTATTATTAAGGCTTATGCTGGAGTACACAAAGAAGATGGT